GCTACAATGGCTCAGATACACGCTCAGGAGCTTGCTACAGCACAGATAGAAGTTAACAAGGTAGAAGCAGCACACAAGTCCTTGTTTGTCTCTGGCTGGCGTCCTGCTGTTGGCTGGTGTTGTGTACTAGGTATGACAGGTAACTTTATGGTTATACCGTTTACTAACTTTGTACTTGCGTTGTTGGCTATTGAAGTAACTATACCGCTTATTGATCTTGAGACTATGATGCCTGTACTTATGGGTATGCTTGGTCTTGGTGCAATGCGTTCTTATGAAAAGACTAAGGGCGTATCGAGGGAAAAGTAAATGGCTAGAAAAGCTAAAACAGGAATGCTAACAGGTAAAACAGATAAACCTGCTATGCCTACAAAAGATACAACACCTCCTGAGACTGGCGGTATTAAGCCTATGCGAGATGTTAAAGGCGATAGCACTCCTTCTGAAATGACGTTTACGTTTGTTGAAGGACGTGAAAAAGGAGACGCACATCTTGACTATTTATATGGTCAAACCGGTGAAGTACAAAACTTAACTGTAGATGAGTTGCGTAATTACTTTGAAGGTGGTGACGTAAACAGACTACAAGAAATGTTTGGTTCTTTTGATAACTACCTTGCTTACATGACTGAGCGTGAACAGTTAATTCAGTCTGGTGATTACGACACAGGAAACTGGGCAGAGGCTGATACTGGCTTTACAGAAGACCAACAAATGATTCTTGAGGGGGACGCTGATCTTACTATAGACGCTAGCGATCCCGGACAAAACATAGAAAATCTTCGTAGACAGCAAACAAGCACTCAACAAGGCGCTTATAATAACTGGATTAACTCTGACGCTAACCAAGCACTGTTAGAGAAGTACGGTGTTAGTCCTATTACTTATAGCGAGTCAGGTGATAAATTTCGATGGAATGGTTCTGCTTACGTTAAAACTGAAGAGGTAAGCAGTCCCGGACCTACACAGTTTGCCAAAGCTGGCATTATAGCGGCAATGAGTTTTTATGCTGGTGGTCCTTTAGCTGAAGCATTGGGTCCTGTTTTTAAGGGCAATGCTGCTCTTGCTGCGGGAGCTTCTTCTGGAATCACAAATGCAGCAGCACAGCTTGTCGCTACTGGTGAGGTAGATTTAAGTCAAGCACTTGAGTCTGCTATTAGTGCGGGTTTGACTACTACTGCTATTAACTACTTACAAAACTCTGGTGTTTTAGATTCTCTTACAGAGTCTTTAAATAATCTTACTCAAGATACAGTACAGTTAGCAGACGGTACAGAATTACCAATGAATACTTTTGGTAAAAATACTTTTGTTACGCTTAGTGACGGAACAGAAGTTCTTTACAGTGATTTTATTACTCAAACAGCAGAAGCTGGGAATGCTGTAGTCGCAGAAATAACAAGAAGTACTTCTGATTTTGTAAACACTGTTGCTGATGCTTTTGAAACTTCAGGAGCCGCTCAAGGTGTTGTTAATGTTCTTGACCAAATGACAACCGATGTTTCTCCTTATCCAACAGCAGGGGAAGGTCAAACTGTTTTCAATCTCCCGGAATACGAACAAACAGGAGAGTCTGAACAAGAAACAACAGAAACCGATATTTTTACAGATACTGTTGAACAAGAACAAGAAGAAGTAGAAGAAGAAATAAAAGGAGAGGAAGTAAAAACAGAAGACCTAATAAATGATGCAGAAGTAGTACCTGAAGTAGTACCTGAAGTAGTACCTGAAGTAGTACCTGAAGTAATACCTGAAGTAGTACCTGAAGTAATACCTGAAGTAGTCCCTGAAGTAGTACCTGAAGTAGTACCTGAAGTAATACCTGAAGTAGTACCTGAAGTAATACCTGAAGTAGTCCCCGAAGTAGTGCCTGAAGTAGTCCCCGAAGTAGTACCTGAAGTAGTACCTGAAGAAGAAATAGTTGATATTACTTCAGACGATTCTATAGAAGCTGATGATTCAGAATTACAAGATACCACATCTATAACAAATGAAATTTTTGGAGATGTTATAGAAGCAGGGGAAAGCGACGCAGCAGTAGTTGACTACACTACAGCAGAGCAAGTAGCTGAAATGATTAGTACCGTTCTTGCTAATCAACCTAATGTTAAAAACATGACTTCTGAAGAAGTTACTGAAATTGTAAATCAAACAATAGCTAACATACCTGAAGCAGAAACTTTAACTTCTGAACAACTTGAAGCCGTTATAGAATCTTCTACTTCTGGTTTTTTAACAAGCTTAGAAGCTCTTGAAGAAGGTCAAACACTTGCTTCAGATGAAAGGCAAGAACTACAAGAAGCTATTGTTGCTGTTAATGGAGACATTACAAAACTTGATGAAGCAAATCAAGAGCGTTTTGAAACATTCGGTGAAACTATTGATGAATTGTTTGGCAATGTTAATATCGATCTTGAAGCACTACAAGCAGGACAGCTTAGTCAAGCTGAAATACAAGAAGCTTTTGAGTCTAGTGTAGCAGAAGAGTTTGAACAAGCGGAAGAAGAGCGAGCAGTTCTTGGAGGAAGTTTAGGGACATTAAGCGAGGAAGTTGCTGATATTGCTTCTGATTTAATTAAAGTAGACGGTAACATAGAAGCATTAGATGAAAACACTCAAGATAGGTTAAACGAGTTAGGTTTAGATATAGAACAGCTTGGTTTGTTAGTGAATGTTAACTTTGAATCGTTACAAGAAGGTTTGTTGAGTCAAGAATCAGCCATGCAGGAGTTAATTGAGGAAACAGTTAGCCGATCAGAAGAAGAGGTAAGGTCAGATATTACCGGGCTAGGTCAACAAATCGGTGGTGTTGGAGCAGGTCTTGCGGGGCTTGGTGAAGGCATTGCAGGACTAGGACAAGGATTAGGTGCTGGCTTAATGGGTCTTGCATTACAACAACAACAACTACCGGAACAAATAGTAGCGGCTATGCCACGACAGCCTGTAAAGTTTGATCCATTCTTAAAAGGACTATCACCTAGAAAAATGCCTAAGCCATTAAAGGTACAAGGAATGCTGGTATGACATATTTAAATCTTATGAACAGTGTACTACGCAGACTTCGTGAAGAAGAAACATCGTCTGTTACTAGTACAACCTACGTTAAGATGGTAGGTGATTTTATTAACGATGCCAAAACATTAGTAGGTCAAGCTGCTGATTGGTCTGCGTTACGTGAAACATTAATTATAACTACTTCGGCTTCAGACAATACTTATTCATTAACAGGCGGTAGTGATAACATTAAAGTAATGTCAATGTTAAACGATACTCATAACTGTTTTATGGAGTATCAAACTAAAGACTGGTTTAACGAAGCACTGTACATTGGAAACGCTTCAGAAGGAACACCGCAATATTATACTTATAACGGTTTAGATGCTAACGGTGATACGCAGATTCTTGTAGGACCAACACCAGACGGTGTGTATACCATACGTGTTGATACTGTTAAACGACAGGTAGATTTGTCTGCTGATGCTGATACATTGTTAATACCTTCACAGCCAGTAATACATTTAGCTGTTGCTTTGTTAGCTCGTGAACGTGGTGAAACAGGTGGTACTTCTACTGCTGAGTACTTTACTATTGCTAACCAGTACTTGTCAGACGCTATTGCTATTGACGCGGCAAAGCATCCTGAAGAGATGGTATTTAGGACTATCTAATATGGCTCAAGAACTTCAAAGCATTAATCTTGTAGCTCCAGCGTTTAAAGGAATCAACACTGAAGATTCTCCGCTTGCTCAAGATCCGTCGTTTGCAGAAATTGCAGACAATGCCGTGATTGACAAACGTGGTCGTATTGCTGCACGTAAGGGTCACACTGTTATAACAACAAACAAGACTGTGCTTGGTACTGATTCATTACGCGCTATCAAAGACTATAGAGACAATGCAGGAAACACTAAGTTATTTTCTGTAGGTAACAACAAGATTATCAGCGGTACAACTACACTGGTTGATGAGACTCCTGCTAGTTATACAATTAATGCTAATGATTGGAAGATTGTTAACTTTAACGATCACTTATTTTTCTTTCAACGTGGTTTTGAACCTCTTGTATATTCTCAGCACACAGGCGCTGTAGAGAAAATGTCTGTACACGCACACGCTACAGGCGTAGCCAGCACTATGTATGGTCATGAAGTGTTAGCTGCTTATGGGCGTTTATGGACAGCAGACTTTAGTACCGACAAATCTACTATATACTGGTCTGACTTATTAGACGGTGTTGCTTGGTCAGGCGGTTCTAGCGGTAACATAGACATATCTAAAGTATGGCCTGATGGTTACGATGAAATTGTATCGTTAGCTGCACATAATGATTTGTTAATTATATTTGGTAAGCACAGTATTGTTGTTTATGCCGGTGCTACGTCTCCTGCTTCTATGACGTTATCAGACACAATTGCAGGTATTGGTTGTGTTAATAGAGACACGGTGCAGTATACAGGTACAGATGTATTATTCCTAGCGCATACCGGACTTAAAAGCTTTGGTAGAACCATACAAGAAAAGTCAATGCCTATTAGTAGTTTGTCAGGCAATATCACTAAAGACCTTATTGCTGCGTTACAGAATGAGACTGAGTTCTTTAGGTCTGTTTACAGTCCCGAAGAAGGTTTTTACTTACTGACGTTTACTGGTCAAGACATGACGTACTGCTTTGATGTAAGAGGCACGTTAGAGAATGGGTCTTATCGTGTTACTCGTTGGCCTTCTACTGGTTTTACATCATTTACAACACTTACTGATGGAACATTATACATAGGAACCAGTGACGGTATCAGTACTCATACAGGTTATACCGACAACAATGTTAGTTACAGGTTTAAGTATTACAGTCCTAGTCTGACATTCGGTGATAGCTCAAGAATTAAGATTTTAAAGAAGCTTAAGCCTACGTTAGTGGGTGCTAACAATGCAACAGTATTTATGAAGTGGTCGTATGACTTTGATACAACATACGCTACAGCAGAGTTTACAGTAGGTACTCAGATAACTGGGTTCTACGGTGAAAGTGAGTATACAACAGTAGAGTTTACAGGTGGACAGTTAACAAACCAACGTAGTCTCAACACAACAGGATATGGAACCAGTGTACAGGTAGGCCTTGAATCAGAAATTAATGGCTCATCTTTATCGCTACAGGAAATTAACGTAATGGCTTTGATAGGTAAATTACTATGATAATAAATCCAAACAGTTTAAACCTTCCCGGTTACACTGGACAGGGCGGATTAGGAAGCGGCTTAAACCTTCCGGGTTACACTGGGCAGGGTGGTGGACTTTCTGGAGGAGGGCTTAACATACCTACTATGGGTAACGCTAATATATCTCCTCAGCTTGCCGCTGCAAACCCTACAGGATTTCAACAATTCCTTACCGGTGCTGGTAATGTTCTTGGTGACATCTTTGGAGGAGTGCAACAGATAGGCTCTGCTATCTCACCAGCTATGCCAGCTATTGCTGGGTCTTTGCTAACTAAAGAAGCATACGACAGACTTAGCAACGTAGGTGACACAGCTTATCAACGCTCTATGGATCTTGCAGAAAGGGGTCAACAAGAGTCACAGTTCAGACCGTTTACTGTAACTACTCCCACAGGATCTGCGTTTACTGCTCGTATGGGTGGTCAACCACAACCCCCTATGATGACTGGTGGACCTGTAGCGCCTCCTCCGGGGATAATGCCGATAGCTCCACCTTCTATGGTATTGCCCGGACAAGGGACTAGGGGAAGACCGGGAATAACTCCAAACCCTCTAGCACCTCCTATGATGACTGGTGGGCCTGTATCTCCCGGCTTTACACCTGTTCTTAGACCAATGCCAGGAACTTTTCAGCCCGGTACTGTGATGGACGCTGGCGGTGCATTTGGAAGTGGACAAGGTCGTCCTGCTGAAATGCCCCGCTTTGCTGGTAGCCCTGACAGTCAACCTGCGGCAGATGCTATGGCAAGGCAATATCAACAGCCAGCGCCTCAACCTCAAGGTGGTCTTGAGATAGGGATGTCTTTGTCGCCTGAAGAGCAATCTATGTACGAAGGATTGTTTGGTGGTGCAGGGCAGTTCTTCGGTCAGGCTCAACAGCCCACAGCAGGACGTGAGCAAGAAATCTTTAACCGTATGAGAGCGGCACAGATGCCTGAAGAGCAACGCCAGCGTCTTGCGTTAGAAGAGCGTTTAGCGGCTCAAGGTAGACTAGGAACATCTTCTGCTGCTTACGGCGGTGCTACTCCTGAAATGCTGGCTATGGCTACAGCGCAGGAAGAAGGACGTAACAGAGCTATGCTAGGAGCTATGCAACAGGCTCAAGCAGAACAAATGCAACAAGCATCATTAGGTCAACAATTCCTTGGTTCTAGTTATCTGCCACAACAACAGTTACTAGCTGCTTTACAACCCGGACTTACACAACAACAGATGGCACAACAGGCTCAACAGTTTGGTACAGGACTCTTTGGTGAGACTGCTCTGTCTGGTATTGAGGCTCAACTGTTAGCGGAGCAAGCACGTGCTAACCTGCTAGGTGGCGTAGGTTCTAACATTCTTTCTGGTATGTTTACACCACAAACTAATAGGGTTACTGGTGTTAGTACTCCTGCTGCTGGTCTTGGAGACTTAGGCGGTCTGTTTGGTGGTATTGGAGAAGGGCTTGGCGAAATCGGTCGCGCTATTGGAATAATTGACTAACGAGGTTAATCATGGCTAAGTTTTCACAAACATTTTTACAAGGTCTATTACAGCCTTCTTATCAGGAAGGTTTGTTTAGTGCTGCTCGTGGTATTGGTCAAGCTCCCGGACTTCGTAAACAACAACAAGAACAGCAACAGCAGATGCAGGAATTACGGTCTATGACTCCAGAGCAACGTGCTCAGTTTGCTATGCAGTCAGCTCAAACACCTCAGCAAATTAATGCTGCTCAACAGCAGTTAACCGCTGCTCAAACAGCTTCAGCTAATAAAGCAAAAGAAGCTGCCGTTGCACAACTAAATGCAAAGTATCGAGAGTATATAAAAGAAGCAGATCCTAAGCGTATTAATCAGCTTGAGCAAGAAATACGAGGTTTAGCTACTGCGGCTGGTCGTGATGTTACTTCTGTAGAAAATCAATTACAATCTGTTCGTAGTATTAAGGCAGCGCAAGTTACGCAAGCAGAGTTTGAGACATTCTTTGATAAGTACGTACCGGAAGATAAAAAAGAAGAGTATCGTGGTCTTACTCAGGCACAGATTATAAAGCAGCTTAATGCTGATGCTAACGTAGAAGAAGCAAGAGAATGGGCTAATTGGTTAAACAAAAATACCATAACTGATAGCAATAGACAAGAAGCTATTAATCTTGCAGTGAAAGCATATGGGGCAGACGCCGCAGAAAAAGTAGCTAAAGCAGAAACTAGTCAGTTCTCTAAAACTAAAGAGGCTAAGGAAGGAAGAAAACGTACTTTGTTAGTCACTTATCAAGGCAAAGAAGAAGCATTTAGTCTTGGACCAGCACCTACTAAAAAACCAACTAAGCTAGAAATTTACTTAGATGAGAATGGTAATGTACCTGATCGTATTCTTAATATGCTAAGTGATACGGCAACGTCTGCCGTAGGTCAAGACTTTGAATACACGTGGCCTCCTAAGGTTCCTTTAAGAAATGAGCCACC